CTCTTGCTTGCTGAGTATGGCCTAGTCTCCAAGAACGAGAAGTCAAGCGGTATCCTTGCTGACGCAAAGGCGTAATAAGTATAGGGGGCGGGGAAACTCGCCCCCACCTTATGCAAGAATTAGAAACGAACTGTCCTAATATTCAGGACGAATACGGCGGCAAAGTAATATTTCCATTTGGGCCGTGTATATATCAGAACTTTATTTCTGATGAGTTAAGAGATTCTCTTCTTGAAGAAGGTAAGAGGATCAGAAATAAAGATCATGATTATGGTAAAAGATTGGCCGGTAATATGTATTTTGGCGGTTCGTATGATTATGGTAACGAATATATTGTTAAGGTTTTTCCTGAGTTTCTTAAAATTCTTTTTCAGTGGTTTGACTTTATGGTTTACCATTATGACGGTGGCCGTGTAAACTTTGCACCAGGGAAAGATGACTTAGAGGTTAATCTGGATACTCTATGGATAAACTTTCAAAGACAGTACGATCATAATCCACCACATCAGCATCATGGTATTGTTTCGTTTGTTGTATATCTTGATGTACCAGAGAAGATATTCAGTGAGCAGGCAAAGTCTAATGTTCAGGATGCTGGGCATATAATATTTAAGTATGGGGAGTCTATCAGTCCACTCAGTGTAAGTATGTGGAATGTCACTCCACAGGATAATCTAATCCTCATGTTTCCTGCTACCCTGGATCATATGGTTCATCCATTCTGGGTAGACGAGGAGCGTGTAAGCGTATCTGGAAACTTTACATTAACTGACAGAATTGTATTAAGTCAAAATGGAGCATAGAAATGGAAACTGACTCTGATTTTAAAGCGATTGCCAAGAAAATGACAAAGGGAAAAAAGGCTATTCCTAAAGTATCAAAGCCTAAAGAGCCAACTGATGCTATGGGTTGGTTAAAGAAGGCATATATTGATAATGATCCTAAAGATGGCGCACCAAAAGTAGGGAATATAGGCTATGTCTAAAAGATTAGTTGTAGATACAGAGCCTTGGCGCAGAACTGATTTTCATTATGATGAGGCTGATAATAAGTTTACTCTGAATACAGTGCAGGATGTACAGCCTATTGTTGATGAAAACAAAAGGAAGATGAATCAATATGGTGATAAGTTATCTGTAGGTAAAAGGGGCGAGTGGCATCATGCCGCAAGCATACCTATCAATATCTGGGATCAATGGATGCAGGATACTAATGGTGCCATTGAGAAAGACTCTAAACTTCTTGCTGCTTATCTTAATAATCCAGACTATAAGTATTTCAAAGTAGCACCAACAAATATCTAAAGGGTATAAATTATGTATAGACAAAGTGATGACGGTAGTTTCAACAGGTGGGATGTGCAGAGTGTCGTAACAGTAGGCGCATCTGCTGTCGCAACGAATGTTAGTACCGCTAAAATACTAGGTATCCATACGGATGGGGAGATTTATTTTAACTTTTCTTCATCTTCCAGCGCATCTGTTAGCACTGCTAACGATCTGAAACTTGCTGCTGGACTTACATTCATTAACGTACCTAAGTTCTCTGGGCAGGGTGTATCTCAGTACCTGCATCACCAGAGAGTAGGTAGTTCTAATGTGAGTATGCGACTGGTTCATGTCTGATGGCGATAGGGACGTTCGCGCAGCTTAAGACCGCAGCCGCAAATTGGTTAGACAGAAGTGATCTAACTGATCGTATACCAGAGTTTATCACTCTGGCAGAGGCCAGGTTTAATCGTAATCTTAGGATTAGGGACATGGAAACTGTCTCTACGGCTATCTCTACGACTGCTGGAACAAGAGAATATTCATTGCCTACTGGGTTTGTACAGATGAAAGAGTTTCATTTGTCTACTGATCCTATAACTCCATTATCTTATATTACCCCAGAGATGATGTCGAGATTGTGGGCAGGAAGTGCGAAGTCTAAACCACAAGTGTTTACAATTATAGCAGATAATGTAAGGCTAGGTCCAAATCCAGACGCAACATATACTACATCAATGCTTTACTATAAGACGTTTACAGCTTTGTCTGACGCAGCAACAACAAATGATATGCTGACTAATAATCCAGATGTATATTTATACGGAACTCTATTAGAGGCAGAACCATTCTTAGGTAATGATCAGAGAGTTCCATTATGGTTGGCTGCTTTCCAAAAAGCAGTAGATGATATACAAAACCAAGATAATAAAGATCGTCACTCAGGCTCACAACTCAGGGTTATGAATACTGGCGGATATCCGTGAGGTGAATAATAATGTTAAATAATTTTGCAGCAACACAGGGCGGTGGTACAGATACAGTAACCACTACTATGATACTTGACGGCACCATTGCTAATGCAGATGTAGCATCTGATGCAGCCATTGCTGTTAGTAAAATTGACCTTGGTAACACTTTGGAGATTGAGACTTCTTCTGGCGACCAGATATTTGAAATGGATAATAATGCTTCCAATTCTTCAAATTTCCAAATTAACAATGGCGCAGGTAATGCTAGGACTGATTTCTATTTAGATGGCAGTGCCATTCTTACACTGAAAAATCAAATGGTAGGGATTGGTGATACCAGCCCTTCATACGCTCTTGATGTCAATGATACTGGCAGATTTACTAGCGATCTTATAGTTGGCGGAAACCTAACAGTAGGTGATGGCGGCGCAGAGGATCAAAAGGTCGTCTTTAATGGCAATGCACAAGACTTCTATGTTGGTCTTGATGATTCTGCTGATGATCTGCTCATAGGACTGGGTTCTGCTGTTGGTACAACTCCTGCAATATCCATCAATGAAGATAGAGATGTAACGATATCGGATGGAGCAATTGATTTTGATGTTGCTTCACATGATGGTACAAATGGACTAAAACTTGGTGGTGCATTAGTTACATCTTCTGCTACTGAACTTAATCTGCTTGATGGCGTTTCGAGTCTTGGTACTGGCGATGCAAGTGGGCCGGGTTCAGCTACAGATAATGCTATCGCACGATTCGATGGTACTGGTGGTAAAACACTACAGAATAGTTCTACTACTATTTCTGACAATGGCGATATAGTTGTTGGCGGAACAACTCCGACTATAACAATTGGAGATGGTGGTGCAGAGGATGCTGCATTAATTTTCGACGGTAATGCTAAAGACTTCCATTTGGGCCTTGATGATAGTGCAGACAAACTGGTTATCGGGGTGGACTCTACCCTTGGAACGAATAGTATCTTAACTCTTACAGACGACACTGTAACGGTTGGTGACGGTGCTGCGGTAGATACTGCTATAGTATTTGATGGCAACGCCAAAGATTTTTATGTTGCCCTAGACGATTCTGCTGATAAGTTATTGATTGGTGAAGGATCGACCGTAGGAACTAATCCTATTCTAAGTATCACTGACGATACAGTTACGCTCGGAGATGGAGCGGCAGTTGATACGGCTATCGTATTTGATGGTAATGCTAAAGACTTTTATGTTGCTCTTGATGACTCAGCAGATAAACTCGTTATTGGTGAAGGTTCTACGGTAGGTACAAATTCTATCTTAACAATTACTGATGATACGGTAACTGTTGGCGATGGTGCTGCGGTTGATACTTATATAAACTTTGATGGCAATGCAGTTGACTATCGTATTGGCCTGGATGACGGTACTGACAAGTTAGAAATAGGCGCAGGAACAGCACACGGTACTACGGCTGCCATCACGATTGATTCATCTGCTGACATGACATTGGGCGGGAGTATTGCTTGTGCGGATGAAGTAATCAGCAGACCAAGATTTACAGACTATGCTGAAACTATTAATGCTATAGGCGCAACTGGTGGCGGCACTCAAGACATTGATATTACTGCTGGTAATGTCGTTTCAGCTACGGTAGACACAAGTACCAATACCTTCACGTTCAGCAACCCTTCTGCTACTGGAAAGGCTTGTTCATTCACCCTGTTTCTTACCAATGGTGGATCACAAACTGTGAACTGGCCGGGAGCAGTGGACTGGGCTGGTGGATCAGCACCCTCCCTGACATCTTCTGGTGTAGATGTTCTTACCTTCTCGACTCTGGATGCAGGAACTATATGGTATGGATTCGCCGCTGGCACAGACATGAAGTGAGAAATTAATTATGGCAAAAGAAACTGCATCATACATTAGCCAACTGGTAGCAACTAATCCTGTTGCCTCTGACTCTGTATCAGTTGGTGATGATCATCTTAGGATGCTCAAAACTGTTCTGAAGACTCAATTCAGCGGCCTTTCAGGAACTACTGCTGTTACTGCTACAGAAGCAGAGATGAATTATCTTGATATTGCTA